GCTGATGGCGGCTCGATGGTGGCAACTGCTGCCAACGTGTTGACAGGCATCATCACTGCTACTCCAACTTCAGCCCGTGACATTCAATTGCCAACAGGTGCAAACCTTGATTTGGCAACTGAGTGGGCAATCGGTGATTCGTTTGACTTCAGCGTCATCACTTTGGCTGCATTTGCTTTGACTCTCACAGTCAATACAAACGTGACCATCGTTGGTTCTGCTGCAACTGCGGCCACGGCTGGTGCATCTGCACGATTCCGTTGCCGTAAGACTGCGGCTGATACCTTTGTTGTTTATCGTATCGGTGGTTAAACCAAGACAGGCCAGCAGAGATGTTGGCCTGTTTTATATGGAGAACGAAATGATGAAAAAAGGTTACTCAGACAAGACTGTTTCCAAGAATATTAAAATGGAAATGAAAGCAGGCAAGCCCCAAAAGCAAGCCGTTGCAATGGCACTTGGCATGGCAAGCAAGTCGGCAAAAGCCGCTGGCAAGCCTAGCAAAGCACCGATGAAAAAATGATTAAGTCAGCCGCAATCATTAAGACCAAGACTCTCGCCCCGTGGCGGGAGTTGCGTATTCAAAAGCGCAAGCTCAAAAAAGAGCAAGCCATTGAGCGCAGATTGACAAAAGTTTGCTTTCCATCACCCATTGGTGCTGTTGTGCAGCAAGTGGAGATTGTGGAAGTAGGCGAGCCAACACGTGATGAAATGTTAAAGCAAGCTGCTAAAATCGGCCTCAAAGTGGACAAGCGTTGGTCAGACGAAACTCTGCTCAATCGCATCAATCAGGCTATGGAGGCCGCATCATGGGATACAGCAAGCGCCAGTTCGTGACCGCTGCCTTTGAGGAGATCGGTCTTGCCTCTTATGTGTTCGACCTGAACCCCGAACAGATGGAATCGGCATTGCGTAGGCTGGATGCAATGATGGCAGATTGGAACGCCAAGGGCATCCGCTTGGGTTATCCGCTACCCTCAAGCCCACAAAACAGCGATTTGGATGAGCAGACCAATGTGCCTGATTCGGCATATGAGGCCATCATTTGCAGCCTGGGCATCAGACTTGCCCCAAGCTACGGCAAGCAAGTGATGATTGAGACAAAGACCACCGCCAAGCAGGGTTACGACATCCTGCTTCAGCGTGCGACATTCCCGCTTGAGAAGCAACTCCCGGCAACCACACCCGCTGGCGCTGGCAACAAGCCCTGGCGTGTGTACGACAACCCGTTTGTACGCCCACCATATAGCCCTGTTGATGCTGGCCCTGATGGGCCAATCGAATACTACTGAGGACAATCATGCCAACAATCAACCAACTGCCAGTGCTGAACACCATCTCCAGTGGTGACCAGCTACCCGTTTACTCTCCCAACAACGGTGATGCTCGCAGAACATCGATTGGTTCCTTGCTGACATTTTTTCAGCAAAGTTTTGCATCACCAACCTTATCGGTGAATCTGTATGTTCCTGGTTCTGGGTTCAATATCACTGTACCAACCCCTGTCAGCCAAAACCAATGGATGCTGCTGCAACCCGCAGGGACGCTGGCAACAGGCACGATCACGCTGCCTTTGAACACTGGTGTACCTGATGGCACTACGGTGCTGATTACCACTACACAAGAAATCACCTCATTGACGATTGCTTTGAATGGTGCATCCGCCATTTTTGGTGCAGTCACAAGTTTGGGCGCAGGGTGTGCTGCTGTTTATCGCTTTTACCAGCCAACGAATTCTTGGTACAACATTAATGCTGAGACGGTTTTTGCTGCGGGTATTGCTGCATGGCTGACCACCCCAACAAGTGCCAACCTACGGGCGGCAATGACAGATGAGACCGGAACCGGTCTGTTGGTATTTAATACCAGCCCCACCTTAGTAACGCCTGTGCTGGGTACAGTGGCAAGCGGCAACATCAGCGCCTGCACAAGCACCAGCATGGTGATGGTCACTCCAATTCTTGGCACACCGACATCTGGAGCGTTGACAAACTGCACCGGGTTGCCGCTAACAACAGGCGTAACAGGCGCTCTGCCAGTTGCCAATGGCGGCACAGGGGCATCAGCAACGGTTCAGGCATTGAGTGGCCCAGGTGCGGTAAACATCACCAGCCTTACCACTGCCTTTACATCGACAGCAGCAGGCAATGCGTTGACTCTTGCTGATGGCGCACAGGGCCAACTAAAAACAATTATTTATGTCGCAGAAGCGGCTGGTGGTGATACTGGTGTTTTGACACCAGCCAATCTTGGAAGCGCCACCACAATCACTTTCAATGCCGTTGGTGATTCGGTAACTCTCCAGTTTGCTGGAACTGATTGGTGGGTTGTTGGGTTCCGTGGTGCGGTGGTTGCGTAATGGCAACAAAGCCCAAGTCCTCTGTCAATGCGGCTGGCAACTATACGAAGCCAACCATGCGGAAGAACCTGTTTGAAAAAATCAAAGCAGGGACAAAGGGCGGCGACCCGGGCGAATGGTCAGCCCGTAAAGCACAACTGTTGGCGGTGGAGTACAAGAAAAAGGGTGGAGGCTACAAATGAAAGCCCCGCAAAAAAGCCTGAAAGATTGGGGCGCTCAGAAGTGGCGCACCAAGTCCGGCAAGCCATCGTCTGAAACGGGCGAGCGTTATCTGCCCGAGAAGGCCATTAAAGCCTTGTCATCGGCTGAATATGCGGCGACCACCAAGGCAAAGCGTGAGGCCACAGCCAAAGGCCAACAATTTGCAAAGCAGCCCAAGAAGGTTGCCGAAAAAATCAAGAGGTTTCGATGAAGACTCCAGCCTATGCACGCAAGGAAGGTCAGAATCCCCGCGGTGGACTTAACGCCAAAGGGCGTGCTGCTGCCCGTGCTGAAGGTATGAATCTAAAGCCTCCCGTTAAGTCTGGTGACAATCCTCGCAGGGCATCGTTTCTAGCCCGTATGGGCGGCAATCCTGGCCCTGAATACAAAGATGGTGAACCTACCCGCCTGCTGTTAAGTTTGAGGGCTTGGGGCGCATCATCTAAGGCAGACGCGCAAGCCAAGGCAAAGAAAATATCCGCACGGAATAAGGCGAAGTAAATGCAAATACCAATCCTCAACGGTATTTTCACCGACAACACCCCTGAGCTGCGTACATCGTACCCAGTGAATCTGATGCCTGTTCCAAAAGTGTCGGGCATCAGCAATGGGTTCTTGCGTCCCGGTGATGGCATTGTTGCCAACGGCACTGGCCCAGGGGTTGATCGTGGCGGCATCAACTGGAATGGCGATGTTTACAGGGTCATGGGAACAAAGCTGGTGGAGATCAGCAGCAATGGTGCAGTGACCATTCTGGGCGATGTGGGCAGCGGTGGGCTTGTGACCTTTGATTACAGCTTTGATGAGCTTGCAGTGACATCGGGCGGGAACATTTACTTCTGGAATGGCACGACCCTGACGCAGGGCAGTTACCCACTGGTGACGATTGGGCCAATCATTGATTTTTGCTTCATTGATGGGCGTTTTATGCTCACTGATGGAGAACGGTTGTTCCTTACAGACATTGGCAATCCGCTGGTTATTGGCGCATTTGCCTTTGAAGAGCCTATTGCCGACCCAGATCCAGTGACATCGCTGCTGCGTTTGCGGAATGAGGTCTACGCCATCAACAGATTCACGATGGAGGTTTACGACAACCTCGGAACTGCTGTGCCGTTTCCATTTGGCGTGATACAGGGCGCACAGGTTCAAAAGGGCTGCGTTGGTGTTCAGGCTTGCTGTGTCTATCTTGACCAAATTGCATTCTTGGGCAGTGGGCGCAACGAAGCCCCAGGCATTTACACTGCGGCATCTGCAACCACTCAAAAAATCAGTACGCAAGAGATTGACAACATCTTACTGGACTTCACAGAGGCGCAGTTGTCCTTGGTCAAGATTGAGGCCAGAAACGACAAGAACCATGAGCATCTTTATGTGCATCTGCCCAATCAGACGTTAGTTTATGACGCATCGGCATCACAGGCACTGCAAACCCCTGTCTGGTTCATCTTGGTCAGCACCCTGACGGGTCTTGCCCAATACCGAGCCAGAAACATGGTGTGGGCCTATGACAAATGGCTGGTGGGTGACCCGCAGTCAAACAGCATCGGCTATCTGGTACAAGACATTGGCAGTCACTGGGGGCAACAGGTCTATTGGGAATTCGGCACACTGATTGTCTATAACGAGAGCAATGGCGCCATCTTTAATGAGTTGGAGTTGGTCAGCTTGACGGGAAGCGTTGCCCTTGGCAAGAATCCGCAGATCAGCACCAGCTACTCTTTAGATGGCAAGTCGTACAGCCAAGAAAAGTTTATCTCAGTTGGCACGATTGGCAACACCAAGAAGCGCCTTGCATGGTTTCAGCAGGGTCACATGAGAAACTGGCGCATTCAGCGATTCAAGGGCGACAGTGATGCCCATGTGTCATTTCTGCGACTTGAAGCTCAGATTGAGCCACTGGCATACTGATGACCAAGTTAAACCTCACCCGTGACCAGCTTGCGCTGTTCTTAACCGATCAGCAGCAGATTCGGCAGTTTGAATTGTTGTTTTCTACTGTTGACCAACTGCAAGTTATTACAGGCACAGATTTTGAGTATCAGGCAGATACGGCGGCAGCCACAGCAAATAGCGCACTGGCCCAACTTGCAGCACTGGCCCAAGAGTCGGCCATTAATTCTGCGCTGGCTGAGAACAAAGCAAATCAGGCTCTGGAGCTGGTGGATAGCTTGACTAAGGCGGTCCAAGCATTGCAGTTGACTCCATCGCCAAGTCAACTGGATACGCTGACAAAAGCCATCGAAGGCTTGCAGATGACCCCACCGCCACGGGAGTTCAAAAGGGCAAGATACGGCTCGTTTTATGACACCACCACTCAGACAGCAACCACGATCAACACCGCCAAGGCCATCACGTTTAACAGCACAGACTTGAGCAACGGCGTGTTCATTGGTACGCCCACATCACGCATCATTGTGGACAGCGAAGGCATCTACAACTTTGACACATCGTTCCAACTGGACAAGACATCAGGCGGCACGGCTGAGTTCTATTTTTGGTTTCGGCTCAACGGCGTGGATGTGCCAGACAGCGCCAGCCAGATTAGGATTCAGGGTAACGATGCAGAGATTTTTTCATCGCTGAATTACTTTTTTGACCTTAAGGCTGGCGATTACGTTGAGATGATGTTTTCAACCACCAGCTTAAGTGTTGAGTTGCTTTCTGTTGTCGCAACACCACCAGTTCCCGCCATTCCATCCATAATTCTCACAGTTAACAACAATATCGGAGGTGTCCAATGACAGTAATCATAAAAGTGCTGATTCCCGCAAAACAGGCAGAGAACAGCCAGACCACCCAATACACAGCAGTCAATGTAAAGGCCATCATTGACAAGTTCACGGTGACCAATACCAGCGCCAACAATGTAACTTTTAGTTGCAACTTGGTAACAGTCTCTGGTTCTGCGGGGGCGTCAAACTTGATTGTAGATAGCCGAACCATCGTGCCAGATGAAACCTACACCTGCCCTGAGTTGGTGGGCCAGGCGCTAGAACCAGGTGGGTTTATTTCCACAATCGCAGGGACGGCAACATCGCTGACCATTCGGGCTTCTGGTCGTGAAATCAGTTAAGGAGTAGGACATGAAAGAATTTATGATGATTCCCAAAGGCTTTGCTGGCCTACCGATGGACGAGGGATTCTTGACTACAGCCGAGAACAAAAAAAACTACGCCATTGCCGTACAGGATTGGAACTATGGCCCAGAGATGCCAACTAACGCACCTGGGGCCAACAAAGAGTTTTATTCAGGGCTGGCAGAAGCCATGCAGTGCGATGAAAAAGACGCACGGCGCAAGCATTGCTCGAACTGTGGTTACTACGACAACAGCTTGATGGCGCAAGTCCGTATTGAGCGCATCCCGATGGCCTCATATGACAAAGGCGCTGGGTTTCGTGGTCACTGCGAGAAACTGAACTTTATCTGTAATGACATGAGAGTTTGCCAAGCATGGGAAGATGATGAGTATGAGGATTGAGTAAAACTGTGCGAAAATCGAGCCGCTGAGTCTATCGGGCCACCAGCAGCTCACCCTGAACAGGAGTTGTGCATATGGTCACGGTTGGCATCACAGAGCAGCATTTAGTAGAGGTCTATGCCGACCCCTACATTGCAAAAGTCGGGCATGACCATCGCCCTGCTGCGCCAATACATGACCCGCAAGTAACATACCTGTCAGCGTGGGTTGGTAGCAATTTTTCAGGCGCTTTCATTGCCATCAAGCAAAGCCCTGTTGAGCTTGAACTCCACGCCTTACTCAAAAAATCAGCACTCAAGCAATCACGTGATCTTGGCGTGGACTGTTTGGCATGGGCTTTTGCCCAACCAATTTTGCGAGTCACCGCTTACATCATTGAGGGGCTTGAGTCTGCAAAGAATTATTGCCTCAAATTGGGTTTTAAGGTAGAAGGCCGCTTGCGTTCTGCCTGTGTGCAAAATGGCGTGGTCAAAGACGTTTATGTGTTGGGTATGACCCGACAAGATTGGGGTGTCATATGAGTTTTATTCGCAAAGCATTGGGTAGCATCACTGGCGCAACGGCAGCAGCCAGAGGAGCGCAAGAAGCCTCAGCAACACAAGCGGCCTCAGCAGAACGAGGCATTGAAGAGCAGCGCAGACAGTTTGACAAAATGGTTGAATTGATGTCGCCCTATTTAGCTGTTGGCGCACCAGCCCTTACAGGACAACAGGCGCTTATAGGACTTCAAGGCCCAGAGGCAGAACAAGCCGCAATTGATCGACTTACTGGTGGATCGACCTTCCAAGAACTTTCAAGGCAGGGCGAGGAGGCCATTCTTTCACGGGCATCAGCCACAGGTGGTTTGCGTGGCGGCAACGTGCAACAAGCACTTGCTCAGTTCCGTCCGCAGTTACTTAGCGAGTTGATTGAGCAGCAGTACGGGCGACTTGGTGGCCTAGCATCAATGGGACAAAGTGCAGCAGCGGGTCAAGCTGCTGCTGGACAGCAAACAGGTGCAAACGTAGCAAACTTGTTGGCGAATCAAGGCTCTGCTTTAGCTGGCGGTCAATTGGCAGCGGGTAATGTGAACAGGCAAATTTTCGGTGACGTTCTTGGCGCTCTAAAAACTGGCGGCGAAGCTTTTAAGGCATTCGGCGGTGGCACCGCAGCAGCAGGCGGGTCAGGTGCAGCAGCATTTAGCGATCAACGGCTTAAAAAGAATGTCAAGCGCATTGGAACTCGCAAAGATGGTTTGGGCGTTTACGAATTTGATTACATCTGGGGCGGCGCTCGACAGATCGGGTTGATGGCGCAAGAAGTCCAAGCCGTATACCCTGATGCTGTATCTGAAATTGATGGCTTCTTGGCGGTTGATTACAGCAAAGTTTAAGGATTTGACATGGCGATTAACCCATTTGCACAACCGATAAATTACTCAGCACAGTTTGTTGATCTCACCCCTGCATTCAGGGCAGCGGGAGAGGGTTTCCGCGCTATTGGCGAAGGCATACAAGAGCGTGAGAAACAAGAACAGGCAATGACTTTGAAGGCGCAATATGCAACAGACTTGCAAAATGCGCTGAACAATCCAACACAAGAAACTTGGAGTCAGATGATTGCCAAGTATCCGCAACAGCGTGAAGCATTTGCTGAAGCTCGAAAGGGTTTTGGCAAGACTGCATTGGAAAACGAATTCAACCAAGGTTTTGCAGTTTCCACGGCTTTGGAAAATAAAAGACCAGAAGTTGCCATGGAAAGATTGCAGACCTTCATAACGGCTCGTAAAAATTCCAATTTGCCTACTGACATTTATGAAGATGCACTAGAGGCATTAGAACGTAATGATGTATTGGGTGCACAAGCCAACGTCAACTCTGCATTAGCAATGGCAGACCCTGATCGATTCCAAAAGCAAGTAGAGGCAAGAATAAAAGCAAGTACAGCACCAAGCGAAATATCTGAGGCAGCTTCAAAGGCGGAGAAAGCAAAAACTGAAGCTCAAACTAAAGTTGCAGATTTGCGTATTAAACTGCAAAACGAACCAGTCGAAGCAGAAAGATTGATAATTAAGAGAGACCTTGAACTTGCAGAAGCAGATAAAGCAAAAGTTGATGCTGAATTTGCTAGACCTGTGGCAATGGCAGAACTCGCTAAAACAAAGGCGGAAACGCTTGCCCCATCTGTTCGTGAAGCAATTGATTTCAAGAATTTGAGTCCAGCAGATCAAGCCGTGTTCCAGAATTTGCAAATACTCAAAAAGCCACCAGCAGCCGTTACAAATGTCAACGTATCAAACGTAGATAAGACAGCCTCGGGTGAGCTTGGCAAGTTGGTTCCAGACCTTTACAACCAGATGAATGCAGCCGCAGACTTAACTGGTGAGCTTGCAAGATACCGCACAGCACTCGGTACTGCAATCACTGGCCCATTTGCGGATAGGCGGTTGCAAGTTGCTCAAATTGCAAATGCTTTCGGTCTAGTTGGTGACAAGGGCATCAACGCTACTCGGGAGTTAATTCAGGGTAATGCTGAAATGTCTCTTAAAGCCCGGTCTTTGATTGCTGGACAAGGACAAGGCCCAATTACTGAAGGTGAACAAGCCTTGCTTGTTAAGGCGCGAGCTGGAGACGTTAATTTTACAAAGGGTGAACTCAATACTTTGTTTAATATTTTTGATCGTGCCGCAAAAGCGCAATACGATCAAAGTCGCAAATTGCTGCAATCAGCAACAACACAAAGCCCAACAGCGCAATTGTTTCTAGATGCTGCAAAACCTTTTGGTGCGCAGACTGCCCCACCAGCTCAACCTGCTGCACAAGCGCCGCCAGCACAAGCGGCTCCAGCAGCAGTCGTGCCAGGGATGCCAGCAGGCTTCCGAGTGATTCGATAAGGTCAACACATGGCAATCTACAAAGTCGAAGCACCAGACGGCAGCATCATTGAGCTGGAAGGCCCAGACAATGCAACAGACGCCCAAATTGGACAAGCCGCGCAAGCGGCCTTTGCACAGCGCCAGACTTTTAACGTGCAAACGCAAGAGGGTCAGAATGTTGCTGTAGATGTTCGGTTTCCAGAGGCGGCGCAAGCCCCTGCCCAACAACCTGAACAGCCAGGTGTTTTGCAAGAGCTTGGTAGGCAAGTTGGCCTGACAGGGCGTGGCGCTATTGAAGGTGTTACAGGCTTGGCAGGTATAGTGATTGATCCAGTTACAAGGCTGGCTAACATTGCCTTGCCAGCCAGTGCGCAAATACCAACTATGCAGCAAGCCACTGCGCAGGTGTTGAACACAGCAGGGTTCCCGCAACCTCGTGATGCCGTTGAACGTATGGTTAATCTGGCCATACAAGGGGCGTCAAGTGGTGGCGGGATGGCAGCAGCAGGTCGAGCGGTACAAACAGCCGCATCGCCTGTTGCCCGTGAAGTTGGACGAATGGTGGCAGCACAACCTGCTGCACAAGTGGCTGGCGGGGCTGGTGCTGGCGGTGCTGCACAAGCATTCCAAGAGGCCACAAGAGGCACTGAAATCACACCATTGGGCCAAGTTGCGGGGACTATTGCGTCATCTTTGGCAGGTGGTGTGGCTGGCGCAAGGTTGGCAACACCAAAGGCGCAACCTGTGACACCTACTGCGCAGCCAATTGTTGCTGAGGCTGAAAGACTTGGCGTTCCAGTTTTGACATCTGACGTAATTCAGCCTCAATCATTTATTGGCAGAACAGCGCAGCGCATTGGTGAAAGAGTACCAATTGCAGGGACTGGCCCTGTGCGTGTCCAACAGCAAGAGGCTAGAGTAGATGCGGTTAAAAACCTGTTGCAAGAATACGGTGCAGATGATGTTGCTAAATTTAGCAAAGACATCATGGCCGATTTATCGACCAAGCGAGCTGCTGATTTCGCTAAATACTCGCAAGCCAAAAAAGAGGTCATCAATAGACTTGCAGACAAAGGGACTGTGCCAGTGCCTCGTGCATTAACAGCCATTGACAAGCAAATTGCTGACCTCGCCAGAAGGCGCACAGAAGGTTCAGATGAGGCCATACAGCGACTTCAGCAAATTAAAACAGATGTGCAGAATCGTGACTTGTTTCAGATAGAGGCTTATCGCCAGGACGAGTTGGCTAAGATTTTTATGGATGATCCAGCACGACCCATGAGCATCGCTGCCCGTGATGCTGGTGAAAAGGCGCTGCGTGCTATTTATGGCCCTGTTCGTGAGGACATGGTTGATTTCATCAAGAAGACAGGTGAGCGCCGTGATGTTGACAAATTCATGGTCACAAACAAAAGACTCAAAGAGCTAGCTGGCGAACTTGAGATGAATACATTGAAGTCTGTTTTGAAATCAGGCAAAGCAGTGCCAGATGATGTCAACAAACTTTTGTTCAGCAAAAAACCAAGCGAAATCAATCAGCTTTACAACAGCCTAACGCCATCAGGTAGAGCAAACGCTCGTTCATCAATCTTGTCGCAAGCATCAAGCAAGGCTGAGTTCACATTGCCAGATGGCACTCAAATGTTTAGCCCTGAAAAATTTAACGCTGAACTTAAAAGATTGCAGCCCCAAATTGGCGTATTTTTCAAAGGCGATGATTTGCAAAGAATTCAAGGCTTATCCCGTGTGTTGACAATGACACGAAGAGCTGGCGAAGCGGGAGTAACAACACCAACAGGCCAAGAAGCCGTGCCTTTTGTTGCTGGTAGCTTTTTGCAAAGCATCTTTGGTAGCCTCGGCGCTTCAGTGGCTGCGGCTGCTGGCGTTGGCGCAACGGCACGTATTTATGAGTCTGCGGCAGTTCGTGATTTGTTGATGAAAATTCCAAAAACAGCCCCAGGCGGCACTGAAGAAGCAAAGTTGTTCAAGCGTCTGATGTCAACCATTCAGACACAGGTGAATCAATTGCCAGCAGAACAGCCTTGAGCGACAATCCACCATCTAGGAGAACCAGTAATGTCCGCACTCTCAGTAGAACCGCCATATCCAGCATTTGCCAATGCTGACGGCCAGCCGCTTGAGAACGGCTACATCTTTATCGGTGCGATCAATCTCAACCCTATTGTTAACCCCATCGCTGCGTTCTTTGATGCTGCGCTGACCATCCCTGCTGTGCAGCCAATCCGCACCTCTGGCGGGTATCCTGTTTATCAGGGTACGCCAACACGCTTTTACGTGGGCAGTGATTACAGCATCCAAGTCCAGGACAAGAACGGCTCTGTGGTTTACACCTCGCTGAATGGCAATTCTGCTGGTAGTGGATCTGCCGTAACCAATGCTACAGGCACTGGCGTGCAGACAATATTTTCAGTGTCCTCTGTGCCAATAGCCATTTACATCAACGGCGTGTATCAGAATCAAAACACATACACAGTGACCTCTGGTTCGGTGACATTCTCAGAAGCGCCGCCATTCACATCGATCATTGAATTCGTGTTCTAAGGAGAACCAGAATGTTAAAAGCAACATCAAGCATCGTCAACGTCAGCCAGATCACAGGCGTCCTGCCCGTGGTCAATGGCGGCACAGGCGTAACGACCAGTACGGGCACGGGCAACACGGTGCTATCTGCTGCGCCTACGCTTTCGGGCAACGTCACACTTTCCACAGGCAACTTGATCGTTGCCAGCGGCCAAGGCATTGACTTTTCTGCCACTCCGGGAACAGGCACAAGCGAGTTGCTGAACGACTATGAAGAAGGTACTTGGACGCCTAATCAGGGTTCTGGACTTACTGTTGTTGGCGCATTTAGTTCATCTGGAATCTATACAAAAATTGGTAGACAAGTGACGGTTACAGGTAGAGTCACGGGAGCAACTTCTGTCGCTGTATCTTCGGGCGGCGTAATTTCTACTAACCTTCCGTTTACGCCTAGTGGCACTTACGTTGGGTCAACTATCAATGGCACTGGAACCGTTACATCCGGAATGTATGTTGCTAGTGCTAACGTAAATGCCGCAGAAGCTATGGTTGCCACATCTGACATTTACTTTACTGTTACATACTTTGTTTAATTATCTTGGTCAAATTAAACATTTAACAATAAAAGGAAATTATGGCACTGACTAAAGTAACCAACTCGATGATCGTTGGCGCTCCAGTGAGCGTTGACGATTATGGTGCAGACCCAACTGGTGTGCTAGACAGCACGACAGCTATTCAAGCAGCGTTCAACACGAATAGATCAGTTGTGTTTGGCGCAAGTGGTACTTACAAGATTAGCGGTGATCTGACGCTTGGCGGCAACAATCGCACGATTGCATTAATGGGTGCATCGCTGTTGTTTCAACGTACAGTGTTGACCATCACAGCAACAGACACAGTGATCGACCTTGGTGGCGGCATCTTGTCGCAAGAATGCGGGTTTGCCACTGTTGCGGTGGAAACCACAGCAAGCGGCAATACCATCACCGTGACCGACTCTAGCACGCTACGCATAGGTCAACTCATGGCGAGTAGTTGGGGTGATGCAACCAATGGTCAATATCCTTTAACGCCTCCAACACCATTCAACACATTGGACGCTAGGGTTCAGTCAATTGCCGGTAATGTGGTCACGCTTAACAAAAATATGCTCGGAGCGGTATGCACGTTGCCTGTCAATTTGACAGTGGGCGAATTTGCGTTTGCCCCTTTCATCAGCAACGCTTGCACCAACGTGTTGATCTGCAATGGAACCATCAAACGTGCGGTCGGCTTTTACACGTTTGTTCCAGCAACTGCGCCTGAGTTTGGCTCTACCACTTTTGAAAACATTTATTTTGAAAGCAACGGTGTTGACCAGTTTTCTGTCCAACGCAAGCACACCTTGACTTTCAATAGCTGCAATCTAAACCAGCAATGGGACGCTGCCAAGCAAGGCATTGTGTGGAAGGGCGATGCCCGTGTCTACATTAACGACAGTTTTATGGCTTTGGGAAACCACGACAACGCATTTTTGTTCATCAACGAAAACGATGGAGTTGTGCAAACTGGTTACAGTCGATTGATCGCATCCAACTCCAACATTGTTGGGACTGCTGCAATTCCCGGCCCAATTGCCCCCGGCAAAGGAAGTTGGGAAGGAGACGTTCTTTATGTTGTTGAGGCAACAGACCCCGGCACAATTGAAAAAATTGTGTTTGAAGGCTGCGATATTCAAAACTTCAAACGCTCGTTTTTAACAGGCAGTGCCAACAACAGAACGGAGAACATTGTTATTGCTGAAATTCGCGTTGACAACTGTTCTATTGACGCTAACTTTTCCTATTACATTTTTGACGGTGTTGGCGCTGGCTTCAATTGCCCAAACTGCAACGTCAGCAATACATCTTTTTATCAAGATGTTAATGGAACGGTTTTCCATTACGTGGCTGCAATTAACGGTGCAGTAGTATCGTTCAGGCCCGTATTTGACAACTGCTATTTCAAGCTGGATAACGACAGCGCACAGTTTGCAACGCCTGCCGTAGTCAGGAACAGCACATTCACAGCAACTCCGTACAAGCACAGTTCAGGCATTGTGGAGATGCAAAACTGCTTGTTCCAAAACGGTTCAAGCATTGCCATTTCGCCAGCATTCAGCGATGAGTTTTACGGTGACATTGAGTCCATCATCGTTGATGATCCAGACTTTCCAGCAAACCCTGCTGGCTTTATCACCATCGCAGGCGGCGCAACCTTCAACGGCGCTCGCGTGGCATCGGCCCGAAGCATTAACGGTCAGTCCTACTACAACGTCTACAAGCAAGACGTGAACGTGCGGGTCAGCGGTACGTTTTTCAAATCAGATGGCGTGTACTTCTTGCGCGGTGACGACTACTGCATCCCAATTGGTAGTCAGATCGTGGACATGTATCTGGGCACTACACAGCGCGTGACTTTCAATTTGATTACCGCACTGGCATCTGCGGCGGCAAGCGGTGCAACCAGCATTGTCGTGTCCAGCGCGACAAGTGTTGCCATTGGCGATCTGGTCAACGTGGTATTGACGAATGGATTGGTTGACACCAAAGTCGTTGCTGGCACTTATGCTGGTGGAACGACAATTCCTCTTACATCCGGCCTTGATAGCGCCGCTGCATCAGGAAACGCTGTCAACTTCTTCCGAGTAGTTTAATCGTGCTGGCCCGAATGACCAGAATTTGGTTTTGATTGGAGTATCAAAATGGCTTTAGAAAAAATTGCAGTCGTTGACCGCATTGAAGTTGTCGAAAACGGCACACTTCAAGTTCGCACCAAGACCGTTATCAAAGAAGATGGCGTTGAAATCAGCAGCAAGTTTGCCCGACACGTTGTTGCCCCCGGCGATGATTACAGCGCCGAGGATGCTCGGGTGCAGGCCATGTGTGCTGCCATGCACACTGCTGACGTTGTGGCCGCATACAAGGAATTGCAAAATGCTGCCCAAACTCCTAAAGTCTAAAACAGTCCTGTTTGCACTGCTGCTCGCGGTGCTTTCGATTGTGCAAGGGTATGTATTCTTGCTGCCCATTACGCCGACTGAGCAAATGTTTGTCGGTATCGCCATCTCAATTGCTGTGACGTTACTTCGTATTGTTACAACACAGCCTATTTCTGAAAAATAATTTTTTGAAAGAAACCATAAATGTCCTCCAATTCTCAAATTGCATTTGCCCCACTTGGCAACACAGTCCTAATCCCTGCTGCGGCTTCGGCATCCACTGGCGTCCAGGCGCTGGTCGATGCACGATTTGATGGTCAGGGTACAGGCCAGTACCGCATCATCAACAGCAGCGCCAACACGGTGTTTCTTGGCGTTGGCCCCACGGCTGCAATCGCTACGGCCAATGCAGTGGCCCCGGTCGCTGGCACACCCTCGGCAGCCATCGTGCTTGTGCCTGGTGCTGTTGAGGTCTTGCGTTTTGCCCGTGAGTCATTCTTTAGCGGCTTGGCCTCGGCTGCGTCATCTGTCTACATCGTGCCGGGGCAGGGTCTTTAAATGACAGGTTCAGAGGCAGCAAGTGGGTGGCTAATTGAAAAACTAGCGCCAGCAATCGGTGGGCTGTTCGGCGGTCTGTCACTTGCTATGTTCTGGACACCTGAAAAACTACGCGAAAAAGGGACTATTGCCAGCGTATTTATTGCGGGTGGAATTTCCGCAATGGCGGGATTTAGTTTCACAGGAATGACTGCTTCGTATCTTGGTATATCGGGCGACAAAATAGATGTGGTGATTGGGTTGGCTTGGCTCCTTGGTTTGTGTTCCGTTGCAGTCATGAATTGGATTGCCAACTTTATGTCCAAGCGCGAACACATGGACATCGCTGAAGTTGCCGAAGAAATCAGCAAAACGCGCCAACGCATACAAAAAACAACTCCACGTAAACGTGTTACAAGGATTAGACCAAAATGAATGTCGGCGCTTGGTTGCTTGCCGTGCTGATAATTGAACTGGTCGCCATACTGCTAGTCGCGTATTTGTCGTTTTCGGGTTTCTTTCACGGGATGCGAATACTTGCCAAGATTGGGGTATGGGTAATGACCACGGGTTTAATGGTGCAAATCATGCGATCACTGCACTATTTTGAATTTGGCGCGTACCCAATCGACACCATTTTCCCGTTGTGGGTTACCAAGGACATCGGCGCATCATTGATTGTTTTTGACCTGTTTTTACTCTCAAGAAAGAGGCGATAAATATGGATTGGCTTAAACAGATTGCACCCACTATCGCCACTGCGATGGGTGGCCCACTGGCGGGTATGGCTGTGTCGGCTATCTCCAAGGCCATTGGCGTGGACCCCGACAAAGTGGGCGACATGATCTCCAACAACAAGCTGTCAGCAGAGCAGATCGCCCAAGTCAAGATCGCAGAGATCGAATTACAAAAGCAAGCCCAAGAACTTGGCCTCAATTTTGAAAAGCTGGAGGTCGAGGATCGTAAGTCAGCACGGGACATGCAGGCCACCACTAGAAGCTTGATGCCTCCATTGCTGGCTGGCGCTGTGACCATTGGCTTCTTCGGCATCATGGTGATGATGTTCTTCAACCAGATCGATAGCAGCAACCCGGCTATCTTGATGATGCTGGGCAGCTTGGGTACTGCGTGGACGGGAATCATCGCTTATTACTTTGGCTCGTCTGCTGGCTCCCAGGCCAAGACTGACATTCTTTCAAGGACAGCAAAATGAAGGACAACTTCGAATCCGCACTTGAAGCCGTCCTCCACCATGAAGGTGGGTTTGTAAATCACCCTGCTGATCCGGGCGGCATGACCAACCTGGGCGTGACCAAAAAGGTCTGGGAGGAGTGGGTCGGTCACGAGGTTGATGAAAAGACCATGCGTGGCCTGACGCCTGAGATTGTTGGCCCCATGTACAAAGCCAAGTATTGGGACAAAGTAAAGGGCGATGAACTGCCATCTGGCGTGGATTACGCTGTCTTTGACGCAGCAGTTAACAGTGGCCCTGGGCGTGCTGCAAAGTGGCTGCAAGGCTGTGTGGGCGTTGAGCAAGACGGTGGCATTGGTCCCAAGACACTAGCAGCAGTTTCCGCTATGAACCCTGTCGAGTTGGTCGATGACTATGCCAAGCGCCGCCTGTCCTTCCTGATGGACTTGCCGCATTGGGATACATTTGGCAAAGGTTGGGGCCGCCGTGTTGCTGCCGTGCAAACCGTAGCCGCCACCATGACTGCTTAGGCCAAGTACACGCAAGCCGCCAAGAAAGTCAGCCACACCACGCCGACAATGCCCAGCAGCATCCACTCAGCGAAGTACCTAAGCTGCTGACGCCAGACGCTTGGCGGCAAAGGTTCGGCGGCCAGCATCACGGGTTTGTACTTAGCAACACGCACTGGGCAATCCCGGCCTTGGTTGCAGTCTCCAAAATCGTTGCAGCAGTTCATTGAAACTCCCTCAGTTTGTGTTTCAGATCTCTGATCTCGCCTTGGGCTTTGAGTGCATTGGCACGGGTGCGTTGGTAGTCGCTCGTGGCTTCCTTGGCCGCCGCAAGTGCCTTGTCCAGCTTCTTAGCCTCACGCTTCAAGATGCGCGTGTGCTCTTTGCGCATGGCGGCAAGCGCAGGTTCGGTGATCGCTGTGACTTGAGCCTCCGTCAACGCCAGAGTGATGACAGGGGCGCGGTAGATTTTGGCGGTCATGCTTGCCCCCTTGCTTGGATGGCGGCGGCGCATTCCATAGCTATGCCGTAAATGGTGTATTCAGCCACGTTGTTGTTGGGATCGCTTGGGTCACCTTCCGCAATTTTTTCACACACCTTTGCACACGCCTCACGCTCATCAGCACGGACAAGGGCTTCAAAGGCTTTGAGTTTTTCCGTCGTTGGGTAATCAACTGGTGATAACCCAGCCTCACGGGCCATGTCTATCGTGGTTTTCATGTGTTCCCCTTAATGCCGTGGGCGGCTTCAATAAGATCGATCATTTCATATACCACACCATCACCAGCGCACCATTTTTTAACGATTGCTTTGCGCTGCTCATCCGTCAGCGGCTTGCGCTGTGCTGCGGGTGGGGTGGTGGACAGCCAGTGCTTGCCAGCCCGTACAACGTATTCGGATGTCAGCATCTTCAGAGTGATGGTGTCCTGCTCAAAGTCTGCTTCCTCAATTTCACAGGGCCACGCCACAGGCTCCTGCACAGGTACTGGCTCATAGTCCAGCCCCAACTCTCTGGCGTTTTCTGCTTTCCTGTCGAGGGCTGCGTTTGCAAGGGCTTGCTTGATGGCGGTGATAGCTTCAGTTAAGTTGTGATCCAAAGTCCCTGTCCACGGGGCTTCACACATCTCCAGAGCCTCCAGCGCCAGCTTTAATGCTTCGTCTTTCATTTGACTCTCCTTACTTTTTCAAATGTCACTTGCTTTTCGGGCGGGGGTGGGGTCATCTTTTCGCTTGGCGGTGTCCAGCCGTACTTACGCCACAAAGCCTGGACATCTGCGCCTGATGACCATTTGTAATCAGGATGCCCTACGGGGATGTAAGGTTTAGTCATCGCTTAACTCCTCGTCAAGTTCGTATTCAGGATTACCCAACTCGCTGTTCATCTCGCGCCTGTGACGCTGGCGCTCAAACTTGTCATCGTAGTATTCATCTGGGAGGTCATCGTAATCAGTCATAACGTCCACCCATAAACCAAAACGGCGGCAAGACCAATGCCGATGACAAGTGCGGTGATTAGGTCCAGCGCAGCCTCGGCACGGGCGTGCAGCTTGGCGGCCTTGACTTGATAGTGCTGGTGATATTTGTGGTGCTTCATGATTTCTCCTCAAGTTTTCGTTTTTTGCCTTTGATGGCCGGACTGTTTTCACCTATGCGTGATTTGCAATACTCAATAAACTTGGGCATATTGAGGTTTTCTTTTTGCGTCCCCCATCGCAGGTTTTCTGGTTTGTTGTTGAGGGCGTTTTCATCAAGATGCAAAACCACTGCGCGCTCAAACGGGGCCGGGCCGTGAAAGGCTTCGCACACAAGTCGATGGATTTTCAGGTTTCCCAACTTCCTGTTTGACAATCCCATGTATTCGTGCCGTGCTGTTTTTGATGCCTTGGTTTTGAACCCATATGTAGGTTTTGGTTGATATGCTCGAGTGCCTCCATTTGGCAATGGTGCAACACCATCTGGCAACTTCACTCGCCCCAATGAGCTAGCCATTAAGCCTGGCTTGCTCGGTACTGGCTTCCAATGTTCAGTCATTTAGACATGATAGCACATCAATTCTAAAAGGGCAAGTCTGTATCGTCATCAAACGCTGCTGGACGGCGCTCTTGGCGCTCTTCTTGCGGCTTGGGGTCGTTGATGTATGCCCAACCATCCCACCCGCCTTCGCGCAGTGGGATGCTGTCCAGCTTGAGCATTTCACCGTTTTTGGTGTTGATGATTGAGCCAATACGCTGATAACGTTTTTTGCGCTCTCCGTTGGCGTTTGTGTACTCGCCTGTAATGCACGAGATTTCTTTGCTGATACGGGACATTTTCATTCTCCAATGATTGATTTAAGGGCGGTGACTTTGGCATCTACTTCAGCCAAAAACGTGGTGACCTCATCTTCAGCAATCTTCAGCCATTCGGCATTGCGTTCGACTCGGTGAATAAATAACTGGGCCTTGGCTGGCATCCTGGGGTCAAAGACTACGTAATCGCACCAAGACCGATCAGCGCAGCGCATTTGCCACTGCATCTGGGCGTAGTACTTTGCTTCGACAGGGTTGCCGCCTTGCGAGTGGGTAAGCCAAACTTCAAGGGCTGTGCTGGATGACGGGCATTTAATCTCGACCATGCCATCATCACCCACCAAGCCATCAGGCGAGGCACCAGCAGCCTCAATGTCGGGGTGAGGTATGAATCCTACTTCCTCGACCATTTGTCCCGTATGCGCCTCATACGCAGCCCGTGCAAAGGGTTCCTGTTCTGTACCCCACTGCATTGCTGCATTACTGAATGACTCGGCCTTGGTCTGGGTGATGCGCTCCAGGACAAGCTGTGTCATGTAATTGGTACGGCTTGCGCTGTAACCCGTTTTTGTTTTGGCAAGCACATCAGCCAAGCGGCTGGCGGTGACTTTGCCCAAGCGGTTGGCAAACCAGCTTTCGGTTCCTTGTTCTTCAGACATACGATTCCCCTGTTGTTTTCTCGATCAACTTCATCGCAGCCTGGATCTCAGGTGGTTGATTTTTGAATGGCATAACTTTGTGGAAATTGTCCTTTTCTTTGTTTGAATACCAACCAACAAATGTGCGCAAGAGTTCCAGCATCTCAGGGGCATGGGCAATCAGCATGGCATTGGCCCGTTGTTCAGCATCAGGCACTGTCCTGCGGTTGGGGATGTTGGCAATCGTTGTGCCATGAACCCCAGGCTTGCGCGTGATGATGCTGTAGGGGTTGGTTGTCCAAGGCGATGAGTAGCGCGTGTTGTCTTGAAAGTGCCAGCGTTCAGGGGTGTAGCTCATACTTCCCTCGCTTTCAGCATGGCGTCTGCATATTCGTATGCCCACGATGCCGTGGTGCGAGCATCGTCTTGGACAACGGGCGAATTAAACATAAGTTGCGCCATCGCCTTGGCTGCAAAGTAGTCGCGCAGGGTCATGCCATCATGCAGAATTTGCTTTTCTGTTACCAGTGGAAACGCTGGCCCACCTGTTTTAGCGCTCATGATTTCTCCTGTTTGGCACGCTCAACCCGAGCTTTTTTGGCTGCAATAACTTTGGCCTGAAGCACCTGGTTGCCATCGCAAGCTGCCAGTGCGTCTTTGTAGACCTTTGCCAATTCTTCGCTGTTGGCGCTGGCATCGATTGCAGCCAGATGGTCGGTGATATCTGGAGTTGGAACAGCCTTGCGTGTGGCTGCGTTGCCATCGTCATCTTCAGGTGCAATTCCGCAAGCTGCCATTAGGCTGTATCGCCTTGCATATGTGAGAGCAGATCCGTAGCCTTGCGGGTCTTGCTTGGCTGCTGGCACGTGCAGCTTGCCGCACTCCAGCATCTCGCCTGACTCATGAATGAACACAGTCTCAACGGTGACCCCGGTGGTGTCCTCGCTGGTGCGTTGGACAAGGGCAATGCCAGCCCCGTTCAAGCCTTCAATGACTGCCTCAACGCAGGCCGACAAATCGGCATAGCGGCTGCGGAAGTGTGGGTTGGTGCTGCTTTTCAGGGCAGGGCCAAAGGCTTGCTGTGCCTTTACCAGTGCGGTGGCGATGTTCTTCATGCTGTGTACTCCAGTGCTTGTAATTTGCTGATGCGCTCATTGATTTCTGTGACCGACTTTTGGTATTCGGCCATAAGTGCTTGTTTGCTGGCAACCAGTGCAGCTATCTGCTGTTGGCGTGGGTCGTAGTTGTCGGGGATTTCCAATTCAACTTCTTGCTGACCAACAAAAGTGCTGGTAGCTGTGTCGTCAGATTTCCAGGTGTAGGCTTGGTAGCTGCCTTGATCTTCCCAAGCGTATTGGGTGTGATACACGTAAAGTGCTGTTTTGACTTTCATGATTGCTCCTAAAAAGACCCTTGCGGGATTGATGGGGCCGAAGCCCCGATTGGTCAAGAGTACGACAACCCTTGAAACTCAAAGCTGTCAGCCAGTTCTGGTGCAGCAGACTTGCGAATGTTGATGGAAGCGCAAGCAAATCCATAACGCTCTGCAAGGTATTGTTTGCCATCTGGCGTGTTGGCAACCACTGTAATTTCAGTGGCGTTGAAGTCTGCGGGAGAGAATGTGAAATCGGTCATGTGACCTCCTAAAAAGACCCTTGGCGAAATTGCTAGGGCATGTGTGAATTCTAGCATAGAGCTAGATGATAAAAGCGTATTGCTAGAAAATATTTTCTAAGTACTTTCCCTAAGTCTGCTGTTGTCTATCAATGTGCTAGAATTACAGCCTATGAACACCATCACCGCAGACGAACGCCGACAGCTGGCAGAAAAAGTTGGCATCAATGAGCAGTACCTGTACCAATGTTTGACAGGGCGCAGGGATATGTCAGCGATGGAGGCCGTGAGGGTAGAACAGGAAACAGACGGTCGTGTTGGCCGCAAGATGGTTTGCCAGGGCAGTTGGCGGTCTATCTGGCCTGAACTGGCGAAAGATCAGACATGACAACACCAGCCAATTTTTTGTGCATCTTTTGCAATCTTGAAATACAAAACAGGGATTCTCGGGCAAAAATTTGCTGGCCCTGTGTTGATTCAAACAGAAAACTAAACGGGCAAGTTGCAGCTATGAATGCTGTAAGCAAAGCTGTCAGGCAAGGCAATTTGCCATCAGTTAAAACCCTTTTGTGCGTTGACTGTGGTAAGCCTGGACAATGTTATGACCATCGTGATTACAACAAACCAACAGAGGTTGAGCCTGTTTGCCGCAAATGCAATAAACGCAGAGGGTCTGCAAAGCCTTTGGTGTCATACAGTTTGAACTCAGTCAACACGCTATAATTTTTCTGAAACCCAGCTAGGTCTGAAGTCATGAGCAGACCGAAAAGTGAACCCACCACCTGCTGACGTTTCTTTTCCAGTGGGTTTTGCTGGGCGCTTCAATGCACTATTACCAATTTCACATCGGTGACTACAAGTCACACACACATCATTTGTCCTTGATTGAGGATATAGCTTACCGCCGACTTTTAGACCATTACTATCTGCATGAAGTGCCTATCAAGCAGCGTGACATTGCTCGGCAAATAGGCATGAGGGACTACGAGCAAGAAGTCTTGACTGTGCTAGATGAGTTCTTCACATCGGCTGAAGATGGCTTCATCCACCCCCGTGCAGATGCTGAGATTGCCAAGTTCAAAGAGTTTATAGAAGCCGGAAAACGTGGGGCGGCTAAGAGGTGGTCAAAGGGTAGCATTAGGGAGGCTATTAGCCCCCCTAATGCAACCCCAATAGCAACCATAAACCATAAACCAATAACCAATAACCAAGAAGATACATATATATGTCCACCTGACGGTGAACCTGAGGCTAAAGATAGTTTGCCAGTTTGCCAACACAAAGCCGTTATGGACTTGTATCACCAGCACTTGCCAACCCTACGCAGGGTGGAAGTCTGGAACGAAACCCGCAAGGGCTACTTGAAGCAAAGATGGCGTGAAGTCGCTGCTGACATTGGGCAGAGTAGGCCAGCTACACAAGAAGCAGTGTTGGAATGGTGGGCTGGCTTCTTCCAGCACATCAACAAATCCAAGTTCTTGACAGGCAAGGTCAATAGCAAAGATGGCCGAGCTTTTGTGGCCGACCTTGAGTGGATCATCAAGCCGAGCAACTTCGCAAAAATCATTGAGGGCAAATATCATGGCACTTGAATCTTGGAAAACAAAACCCGCAGAGCCAGAAACCAACGACACGCTTTGCCAGGCGCACGGCTGTCCAAACAGATGGGCCGTGGACACTGGCGGTAGACTTTGCTCGGACCATGCCTGGGCAGATCCACACAAATGGCCGCAAATCACGCAAGCTCAATTCCATAAGCGCAAGCCTTTGGACAACACAGGATTTGCAAATCCAATGACACAAGCGGAAAAGGTTGCGACCTTGCACGCACTGCGGGACATGATGAAAACCAGACCAGACCCAAAAGCCTGGGCGCATAAGCTGCGAGACAGAGAAAACGCTGGCGAAGAGTTGACCAGAACGCAGCGAGAGGCATGGCGCACAGCCTTGAGGAGCAATGAATGAGCTGGCTCTTTTCGCAGGCGCTGGTGGAGGAATACTTGGGGGCCATTTGCTCGGATGGCGAACAGTCTGTGCAGTCGAGTGGGAACCCTACGCAGCTTGCGTACTTGTCGCCAGACAAAATGACGGAGTTCTCCCGCCTTTCCCGATTTGGGATGACGTTCAAACCTTTGACGGTCAGCCATGGCGAGGAATTGTTGACGTTGTTTCGGGCGGCTTTCCCTGTACGGACATTTCCATCGCAGGCCGAGGCGCAGGGCTTGACGGAGAGCAGTCCTCAATGTGGTATCACATGGCGCGGGTGGTTAGCGAAGTTCGACCCAGATTCGTATTTGTGGAAAACAGCCCAATGCTCATTCATCGAGGACTCGGACGAGTCCTTGGCGACCTTTCCAGTCTCGGGTATGACACGCGATGGACTGTTAT